TGCTTTTTATAATTATAAAAGCAGGTTTAAAAGGTAATGGAATAAATCCACCCATACCTGCACTATTTTTATCATATGCTTGATAAACACCAAATTTACTAAAACCATCAACTTCGTGGAAACAGTATGCAAGCATGTTTTCAGAAGGGCCGTTTACATTATGGTCAGGTCCAATGCTAATCACACTAGACGTTGGGGCAGTGCTTTGAAGGTATGTGGTATCAGAAGTAGCAGCTCCAGAAGCACTATATCCCATATCAATATAATAATCCTCTGGGTCAGTTGTTGATGTTCCTTGGTAATTTGCTCTATGGTGATACGCCCACCAAAGGTCTGACGTATCTCTGTTTTTAAACATGATAAATTCTGGAGCTTTAACTAAGCCATGACCAATTGTAGCATTAGAGGCACTTCCCAAGTAAGTGATGGCACTCATTCCAGCCGCTGTGTTGGCACTTGCTTCAGTGTTTATTGAACCTTGAGTGTTTGTAGTTGCCGCTCCACCAAGTTTAAAATTAAAAGCTATGTAACCAGTTCCATTATCATTAGGCGTTTCTGCGCTACCTAATGAAAAACCGTCTGTGTCAAAAGAGGTTAGGCTGTTT